CAAACTGCAATTAGCTTGACTACCACCATTACCAACTAAAACACTTGTTGTTTCTGTAAATGTAATTGCACTATCAGATGATCCTTGAACTGTAAATACTGTACCAGAAAAGTTACCAGCAATCGTACCTAATGATCCTGCTGCTGTAGAAAAACTAGGTGCAGTAGAAGCTGTTATAATATTGTTTGTTGATCTTCCAGCATTACCATCTGGATTTTCTATTCTTACATAATAATTACCTGATGCTAAAGTTACATTGACTGAAAGTGTTGTAGCATTGGTAAATGAAACTGTATTAGAATTTGTAATAGCACCTGTTGAACCATTAACAAATTCAACAGTAGGTATTGAAACAAAGTTTGTTCCTGTAATACTTATTGTTGTAGCAGTTGCAGGAGCAATAGTTTGAGATACATTGGCTACTGTTGGTTTAGTTTCTGCTGCATCAATCCAAGATAATTGGTTTGTAGAATTACCATTACTAGCTAAAACTTGATTTGCTAATCCAACTGATGTTGGTAAAATTAAAGTGTATGATTGTCCAGCAGAGTGAGCTGGAGATTGTATTTTAACTCCATGTGAATTTTGTGAACAATTTAAAGTAATCTTACCATCTGCTGAAGAACCATCTCCTCTTGCAGTTAAACTATTAGCTTCTACTGTAGCAGTAGTAAGAGTTTTACCTGCCATTGTTGTAGGTAATCTTGCGTCATTAATTGTTCCTGAATTGATAGCACTACCTGCAATAGCAGCTACATTAAATGTACCAAATCCAACTATATCTATGACATCATTTGCTGTAGCACCTGATGCAAGAACAACACTTGATCCTGAAGTTACAGTTACGTCTGTACCATTTAATAATTTCACACCATTAAGATATACGTCTACAAAACCAGCATCATAAGCTAGTGTGTTTCCTGCATTATCTGATCCAGTAAATGTAGTTTGTCCAGCAGTAGCTGTGTAATTAAACCTTGCCGAGGTCCCATTAATTGTGCTACCCGCAGCACTCCAGCCGCTTGATTTGTAAACTTTAAGTTCATTTTGGGTCGTATCAAAATACAAATCTCCGACATCTAATGAGCTTGTAGGAGCTGAACCTGAAACTCTATATCTTTCAGCAAAACTATTAACACCAGTTACATTAGCACTAACTGTTGCCATATTATTTACAACTGTAGCAGTTCCTAAAGTATTCATAGCTGTAACATTTGCTGATGTACCTAAAACATTCATATCATTAACAACATCTGCTGTAGCAAGAGTGTTCATATCTGCTACAATGTCTGCAGTTGCAAGAGTATTCATATCTGAAATAATATCTGCTGTAGCAAGGGTATTCATGTCTGCTACAACATCAGCTGTTGCTAAAGTATTCATGTCAGCTACCACATCTGCTGTACCTAATATTGACATATCAGTAATAACTGCACTTGCAGATAAAGTATTAATATTTGTTTGTTCAGAAGAAGTAGGTTTTAATGTTTGCCAAGCTGAACCTGTGTAATTTTTCATTACATTAGAACTAGAATTAAAATACAATGCTCCTGTTAATAAAGCATTTCCATCATTATCTACTGAAGGATCAGAAGATTTAGCACCTAAATATCTATCGTCAAAACTATCAAAAGAAGCTGCAGCAAGTGTTGCAGAGTTAGCTGCTTCAGTAGCTTTTGTTGATGCGGTACTCGCAGAAGTTGAAGCATTAGATGCTTGTGTAGAAGCTGTTGATGCAGAGGTTGCTGCATTAGATGCTTGTGTTGTAGCTGTAGTAGCAGACGTAGCTGCTTGACTAGCAGAAGTAGTTGCTGATGATGCATCTACGATTAAATCATATTTAGCAGAATTTGCGTTAGTTGTTAAAGGTTGTGAGCCAGAAGATGTATGTGCTGTGTTTACTAAAAAAATATTATTTGTTGAGGTATCTTTAACTATATCTCTAGCACTATAATCTGTACCAGATGACCAGTTTCCTCTATTTGTACCAAGTTCTTGTGTAACTGTTAGTTCACCATTAGCATCAAATCCTAAAACTTTACTAGCTCTATCAGTAGCACCTACAGTAAATTCTGTAGAAGCCATTGTATTAGTTCTTGATATTTTTATTGATCTATCTCCTTCTTCAGATAATTGCTGTGCAACCATAGCAGCACGATCCAAACCCTCTTCATGTGTCTCCGCAGGGAATGGATCATTAGCGATATAATCTATCGCTTGAGTTTGCGGGACATTCCTTCTAATAACAACTGTCTCACCATTAGCAGGAGTATTGCCAGATGTGAAAGTTATTGAACCTCCACTAGCATCACCCGCACCCGCTACTGTATAATGTGTAGTTAGAGTTTTAGTTGTTTCTGTTCCTGTAGATGATCTAATAATTACCTGTAAGTCTGAATTAGCAAATATTTTAAATGTGTAAGCAAACTGGGTTGTACTACCATTACCGGAGTAGGAATTTTTTACTGTTGTGCTTGATACTGTCATAACTTAAAAACCTTTAAACTTTTGTGAGGGTTTTGTAAATAAATATTCTTGGTTATAATCTTTTTTCATTCTTTTTTCTACTCTTTTTAATACACCCGGATTCATTGTTTCGGCAAGTTGATAGCCTATCATATAATCATAAGCAGACTTTATATAGAATAGATTTAAAAAAGGTATACTTTTTTCTATAGCATTATAAGTTTGTTTTGCAGCTTTACCACCTTCACCTGTCATAGCATACTTAAAAGCAAGTAAAAGATCAAATCCTGTTAGTGGTACTGGACCAAATGCTGCCATACCTATTTCAGCACTATTTCTTGTTTCTCTAAATAATACATCTCCATATATACCTAATCCACCACCTTGTAAAAGAGCAGACATTATAGTTTTAAATTTAGTAGGATCTCTTCTTCCTTTACCTCTTAAAAAATCTTTTATACTCATAGATAAATAACCTAAAAATGCAGAAGTTACCATTAAAGCTGTTATACCTACAAATCCTCTACCAAAATCTTTATTAGGTCCTTTAAAATAAGATAGCTCTCTACCTAAAACTTTTGTAACTATGGCAAATGGAAATGCTTTAAATTGACCCATAAATCTTATTGCTTCACCTTCTGGTGTACCTGCTAAATGACCTCTAGTCATATTAGCTTTTAATCTAGCATCTGGTTCAATTACTGCATAAATTGTTCTATCTAATAACATGCCAGATACAGATGCTTTAAATTTTTCTTTTTCTATTTGTAATTGTCTTTGTGTTAAACTTTCTACATTTAATACTTTTTTCATATCAGCATCAGATATTTTATCTAACAAACCAATATTAATAAATTCCATACCATCATCTGCTTTTTCCATTGCAATTTTTCTAATAACATCCCATTTAGTAGAATCAATATTATATTGAGTAAAAAAATCTTGTAGTTGTTTGTTTAAATTTTTAAATTCTATATTTTTTTGTCTAGCAAAATAATTTGCCATACCTAACATTGAACCTTCTTTTAAAGTGTTAGTCCACCAAGAAAGTAAGTTATATTTAAAAAATGTTCTTTGAGCATTAGACCAACCTTTACTTAAATTATCTCCTACTTGGTGTCTAGCCGACATATCGTAAATAGTATTATCAACAATAAAACCTAACATTTGTGCTATGTCTTTTTTTTGTTTTGTATTTTTTATTTTAAACAAACTACCTAATGCTTCTGCCATACCACCTAAAAAAGTTCTACCTTGGTATCTAACTTCAGAACCATAAATACCTATATCAGCCGCTGCTGAAATTGTAGCTCCACCTAGTTTAGCCATAGATGCTAAAGACCTAGCAATAGCAGAATATCTTGCTATTCCAAAATCTGCTACTGTATAAATAGAACCATCTATAACTTTCATATATTTTTCAAATTGTTCTGGTCTTGAAATATTTTCTGCTGATGCACCCTTACCATCATCAACCATTCTTTTTTGTACAGCAAATCTAATCTTTTCAAAATTTTCTTTTGGTTTAGTGCCAAGTGCATCTATCATACCAATGTTTCTTCCAGCAGTTTGTAAACCAGAAAAAAAAGATTCTTTTAAATTACCAACACCAAATTTATCATTATAATCAAACCAATCATCTGCAGTTTTAAAATGTAGTATTCTTTTAAAGTTTGAATCTTTTGCTATGTTTTTAGAGGTTCTTGCTCCATAAGAATTTGCCACTCCATCAGCTATTAAATATTTATTACCAACTAAAGTATTATAAACTTGTTGTAAAAACTCATCTACATTATCTGTGTTTGCAAAAGTTCTTTCAGCATCTATTTTTTGCATAACATAATCTTTCCATACTTTATAATTTTTATTATAATTAATATCTGTACCTTCAAACCTTTCGTTAATTTTTATATCATCTAAATTTCTTCCTAATGTGTTTGCCGCATTTCTAACATTATATGGATCATGTGATTGTTTAACAATATATCCCCACATTTTAGCAATATTAGCTCCTCTATCATTTAATTTTTGTCTAATTGTTTCAGAATATTCTTCCATAATCTCTGCTAGTTTTCTTATTTGTGGATTTTTTTCTGTAACTATTGGTTTTGTTCCAGCTCTTTTTTCCATTGGAGTTTGTTCTTGAGCAAGTTCTGACATTGCTCTTGTAACTCTTCTTTGTGTTTCAGCTTCTGTTATACCTTCTAAACCATCTCTAAACATTATCTCTAAATTGTTTGCTCTTAACTTTGCATTAAACCCAGCTATTAATTGATTGACACTTGCATTTTGTAAAACAGAAGCTGCTGCTCTCCCACCTTCAACTCTTCTATTTGAACCAACCATTATTGCAATTAATCCCTCTTCTGGATTATCCGGAAAACTTTTTAAAACAAAATCTGCTAACTTTCTATTTTTAACTTCATTTTCAATGGCATTTCTTTTATCTATTTTTTTTTGTGCTTTAATTTGTTCTGAAACATCTTTAGCAATTCTATCTACATTAACTTCATCAATAGAAGTTAGTTTAGCTTCTGCTTGTGCTATTTTAATAGAATTAATTATTTCTTCTTTTGTAGCTGAACGAATAGATGATTTTTTTAATAATTTTTCTACTCTTACTAAACATTTATCTGACATAATTATCTTCCATTAACGCAGTTTATTGCGTCTTTAATTGCTTCATCTAGTTCTTTTGATTTTGTAGTAACTTCATCTAAATCTTCTGTTCTTAATTTTATTTCAGAATCTCCTTGTTCAAATTTTAAATTCAAATCTTTTTGTGATTCTCTAACAGCTTCTAATTGACTTTGTAATACTTCTATTTCTGCATCTTGTTCTATATTATTTCTATTAACAATATTATCTTCTAAATTTTTTAATTCTACATCATCTATTGATGGTCTGGGAGTAGAACTAATATCTGGATTAGGTGATGAATCTGTAGAATTTCTTAAAATTGGATCGGCATTTGCTATAGGAGTTACATCAACAGGATTATCTAACATAACATCACCAATAGCTTTTTGTAATAACATTTTTCTTGTGTTAGGATCAGTTGCTTCTAAATCTTTCATAATTTGAGAATTTTCTGGATAATATTCTCTATATAAATTTATATTTATATCTGTCTCTGTATCATTTCCTAATATTCTTTTACCTTCAGCAATTTTTTCATTAAATTTTCTACGAGTATTTATATCTTTTAATTTACCAGCACCTACATGAAGTCCACTACCTAATACTGTACCAAATGTAACATTTAATAAACTGTCGTACATATCATAATCAGCTTGTAAAGATTGAGCTACACCATAAACAATAGGTTCAACAAGTGTTGCACCAACAGCACCTTCTACTGCACCTCTTATTGCTCTTGCTTTTGTAAATCCTTGTCTAGCAACAAGTCTGGCAAAGTTAGTCTGTCCAAAAACAGGTATAAAAGATGCTGCTATATTTATTGGGTCTACCATGCTGGTTGCTAATCCTGTAGCAAATTTTGTAGCACCCACATAAAATCCACCAGATAAAGGATTCCAAGAACCTTTTGGTCCTCTCATCATAATATTTTGTCTAGCTCTTTCTTCATTTTTTTCTCTAACCATAATATCAACAACTGATTGATATTCATCTTCTTCAAAATATAATCCTATTTTTGCATATTCTTTATTTAGCTCTAGTCTATCAACCATATTTTCTTTACTAAATCTTGATTTATTTCTTGCTTCACTTAAATCACTATAATTTAATAAAGAATTTACTGGGTTAAAATTCCAGTTATCAGCAGCAACCGCACCCAATGATTCAAATAAACTTACTTCGTATTTGTCATAACCGGTTTCTTGTGCTGTCTCATCTATGTTTAGTCCAAAACCTAAATTCATATTATTTATCTAAAAAATATTTTTTAAAAAATTCATTTCTAGCTAATGGTTTAACTATTCCATTTTTGTCTGTAAAAACTCTTTTGTATTCTTTTTTCATTCCTTCTTCATCTCCAGCAAATAATGCTTTTTTAAATTTTTTAAAAACTTCTGGTTTATTAAAATTTCTTACATTAAATTGCATATCTATTAACATTTGTTTTCTTCTTCCATCTAAATTAATAAATTTATTTCCATGAGTTGTAATTAATATTTTTTCTGTTTTTTTTAAATCTTGTCTTAAAATATCATTTGATATTTCTAAAAAATTATCTTTTGTTATTTTAGACAGGTCATAATTATATACTGTATTTGTTTTTTGTTCTTCTGAAGTAAGTTTATGTCCAAAACCTATAGTATCTAAACCACCTTCTGGAGATTTATGTCTAAAATTTTTAAAACTTCCATTTAAAAGTTTATCATTTTCTACAGTTTTTATATAACTTTCAAAAGATTTTTCGTTATATATATTATTTTCTATATTATTATTTGTAGCTTCACCTTCATTTACAGTAAATCCGCTATAACCTTTTATTTGTCCTATTTCATATTCTGTAGGTACATCAGTAACTCTTAATTTTTTAATATCCATTTCTATATCTGTACCCGGTAAAATGTAGCTAGTATCATTAAAGTTAAAACTTAACTCTTTACCATCAGCATTTACAACTGGTGCAAACTGACCACCATCTAAAACAACCCCAAAAACCAAACCAGTACCATCACCTTTATTTCTCCATTCACCATGCATCCTCATCATTCTTTTATGTTTATCTGAAAG